GGTATAGGGTTTCTCTGGGGGTAGTATTACTTATACCTCCAGTCATTTTCACATTGTCTTATTATACGTTAAAACGACAGAAAAGTCAATCTTTTTTTTCGATTTCTTTTTCGGGTTCTTTACCCGTAATCGCATTTTCGTAATAGATGATAATTTCTTTTTGTTGTTCCAGATAGCGGCGTGTCTCAGCAACATTCAATGCGAGTGTCTCATATGAACGAACACTCATAGCATAGAACACCCACGGTTCGCCTTCTTCTTTGGTAAATCTCTCTAGGAAATCATCAAAGTTCTCTTGTGTCACAACATAGAATGTCGGGTCGCCAAGTGTTACAGGTTTAGGATTACCCTGCAATGGAATTTTTCGCTCGACAATTTGACTTTGCACGACCACTCTATCTTCTGGGGATCGAAACATGGCACAACCACTAATTGTTAGTGATAGCAGTAAGAGACTCGATGTCGTCAAAAACTTTTTTCGTAGCATTGTTTATCCTCCCTTCTATTAATCCAGGCTTTCTCAAAGACAACTTAGTAAGATTGTGCTTCTGAAACTTGCTCAGAAGGTCGTCTTTGTATGCTTCTGCTTTCTGGAGGTTTGCTTGTAACTCTAAGTTGCTGGCTTCCATTTGATTCGCAAATGCTGTCACTTCTTCAAGTGCTTCAGCGTTTGCTTTGGCAACCGTTTCTAACTTAGCATTATTTTCTCGAAGGGTAGCGATACGTTGTTGCATGTCTCGGTATTCATACCAAGCACCGAACAGAACTGCACCGACAATGCCTACAACTGCAAGCATCGCATATAATTTAAACATTAGTCTTCCTTCTTATAGAAAGTCCATGCACCATAAGCGATAGCGGCATATGCGGCAATCGAAGCAAATGGTTTGAATACTAAAAATACAACACCAGCACCGATGAGGATAATACCATCCATTGATGTGCGTTCTTTAATTCTTGATGTAATAAAATCAAACATAATAATCTCCTATTATGCTTTATTTATACGATCTTATAGTCTGATCTTATAGTCGCCAATAAGGCTGTGTTCAATTCTATATTTCATATGCTCGGCATACCATTTATGAGATTTAGTTCCAATATGTAGTCTATCTCTGGCAAGCGTATCAAGAACAAACTCAGTTTGGAAGAAAACATTATTGTGGAGGTGTTTTATTGCATCTTTATTACGAGAAATATTTAAATCAACTTCATCTTCCGATTCAATTAACATATGATATTGTTCGTCAGCCCACACACCTATGTTATGATGTGATAATAAAGTGAATAATTCTCTTCTGGCTGATGGTGGTTCAACAACACAAACAGCAAATGGTTTTATCACAGGCAACCATTGAGATAAAACTCGATATATTGCATCCATGCTTCCAGCTGGAATACTTAAATTATATGTTTTTCTTCCCAACAAATTTCCCAATACAATAGACCATGTATCCTCTAACGCAACACCAACTCCGAAAGATTGACTGCCTCCAATACAAATGATAGAATTTTTATCCTCTACAAATTCTTCGTCTCTGAACCCATACTTATTAAATCTGTAATCTATCGGTGTTTTCCAGTCTGGATGGGCGTTCTTCGGTTGATCAGTATTACACCATTTCAATACTGTGGGGAACTTTCCAGTATAATTTATTTCACCCAGATTATATTTTAATTTGTCCATAATCACCGCTCATTTTGGTGCTAAATGTTGAATTATCAAATACTGCTTTGCTGTCGTTTTGACCACTGTCGCCAATAGTTTTTTGAACCTCGTCAGCCAAATCAAATAGACGCATCTTAGAACGATCAACACCAATCATAAATCGTTTGTTTACATTGATGTCATTGTAACGATTCTTCAACTGTTTAACCATAATCTGCTGTTGCGCTTCAAGTTCTTCTGTGCTGATCAGTGCAAACATTAAGTCAGCTGTAGCAGGTAGACCAAATGACTCGGATGTATCAGTAAGGTCAACATCACTGTTAGCATATCCCGAGCGAGTAGTTTGAGTAGCAGAAACAATCGGGAGATCATGTTCAACAGCAAGACCGCGAAGTTCCTCAGCGATACTCTTGATTATAGTGTAAGAGTTAGCACTTGACCCAGCACGAAAACGACTACTCGTGCAGATATTCAGATAATCAATAAAGATAATGTCGGGCGAGAAAGTTCTTTTTAGCTTTAGTTCCTGCAACAATGCCTTGAAGTGTCCTGCATGAGCCGATGCAGTAGGATATTCTTTGATGATTAACTTACCGTCGATCTTATTTCTAATTTTATTGACTCGATCATCAAACATTTTCTTCGGTAAATCTTTAAGATCCTGAATAGGAACATTCATCATATTCGCATCAATACGTTCAGCGATGCGTTCCTCTGCCATCTCAAGTGTAATGTATAATACATTCTTTCCCTGCTCGATAGCAGCTGCCGCCATGTGACACATGAACAACGACTTACCAACACCAGTTCCAGCAAGAGCGATATTTAAACTTTTGTTCGGCAAACCACCTTGCGTAATTTTATTGAAGAACTCAAGGTCAAAGGGAATTTTTTCTTCAACACGGTTATAAAAATCAAACCGCTTACTGGCATCTTCAATATAATCATGACCGATATTGTTATCAAATCCAACAGAAAGAGCATCAGATAACAAGGAAGGGAGAGAATCTTTTGATCGGTCTTTATCTGACCCATCAATAATTTGAATGCTATCCATGATGGCATTGTATAATGCTTTATCTTTACAAAACTTTTCTGACTCATCAACCAGCCACTTTTGATCAGTTCCCTCAGTTGGGTTCAGAGAGTTAATGAGTTGTTCACATTGAACATAAAGATCTTCGCTGATTTTCCTATCATCTTGAAGGGCAATAAGAAGCGCACCTTTATTTGGTGGACTATTATACTTTTGAACGTGAGAGGAAATTTTCTCAAAGACAATACGGTCATCTGTTTCAGTAAAATAATCAGATTTTAGAAAGGGAATTACCTTCCGAACATAATCCTCATTCGTCACCAGATTCGATAATATTTGTGTCTCTATTCTCATCAATAAACTCCCTCTTCACTTCTTCTACACATTTTTCACATAAGCCAATATCGCCATCAGGTCTTTGAAAAACTATGGCTGGCTCGTCGTCCATAATTTTAGTGTTGCATCTATCACAAGTCATACGCAAGTTCCAACCTTTACTCATTGAAAACTCCTAAACCATTCATAACTTTCGGCATCATATTTTTTCATAATATTATCTATCGTGTGATCAGATTTATTATGCGGTTCTCTTTGTTCTCTAGTCATATATCTAACATGTCCTAACAACTCAGGGTCTGAGAAAAACTCATCGCGTTCTACACGTTCAGTCATATACGAATCTAAGATTTGTATTGACCTCTCATATCCTCTCAGTTTATGATCAGACATAAGATCTTTGCCTTTTTCTACTAATCTCTCAACGATGGGAATAGGATATAATCTAAGGTCAAGGAAACCCACCGACATTTGCTTAAAGAAAGTATCTTTGGTGAAATCGTGTAGGCGATGATTTCTTAATAATATATCGAACTGACTGAAAAAGTCAAGATAATTTTCAAGCGACATCAACACAGGTGCTGATAAAATTGTATCAATTGTAAACTGACGTTTTTTGTTCAATTTATTAATGTAATAACGAAGGTTAAATTCAACCTCATCCCAGTTAGCACCATCTCTGATATATTCAAACACATCACCAACACCATCTATACTTGCGCGAATTGTAGGTTGTATCGGTTCAAGGAAATCAGCAATATTAATATCACCATATTCGAAATGTGTCATGTTTGTATTGTAATCGATGTAAATACTTTCTACATACTCAGGATCTTCTTTATGCACCTCTAATAGATGCTTCATAGTTTTCCAATGAATATTAGACATGGTCGGTTCACCGCCTGCCCAATAAATTCTTTTACAGACACGATCATCGATTGATTTAATTATCTCGTCTGCTCTTTTTTGTTCAACAGATTTAGATTGAACAGGTATCTGTTCAACAGGAAAGTTCCAAACATCCTTCCAAAGTTTTACATGTTTCGAGCTGTGTGTTGGACCACACATCTGACATTGAAGATTACAAGTTTTGGTTTTGTAGTCGAACCATTCAGGCACTACATTCATAGAGCCATCATCATTACACTCTTTTGTAAATTCTTCAGAAGCATAATTCTCAAGTTCATCTTGGCGCATGGATTTAGAGCCAGTAGACTCTTGTAGATAACACCTATGACATTCCGATACCTGCTCACCATTCAGCATTTTTTGCCGAACAGTTTTCATATAGTCATTATTCCAGAAGTCATCGTTCTGCAGTTCTGGCACAGAGTCAGACCAACAACATAAACTTCTTTCACCATGGGGGTGAATATGACTATGAAGAAACGGATATGGGCATATGGTTTTACTCATCGTCACCATATGCTTCAGCAATATCAGAATCAGAAACTTCTTCTTGCATAATACTTCCGCTAGAAATTAGATAGCGTTTACCAATCCACTCAGAGAAAGTAGTGTCGCCCAGAATTGGCAACCAAAACTCTTTACTGTAAGTTTCTTTAGTGCGATACTTCTTGCTATCTACACCGTCTTTAGTAATTTGATACCAGCCGTTGCTTGGTTTCACGACGTGTCCTGACTCTAGAGCCATATCAAGCAAGCCCGACCATTTACTAATACCACCCTCAAATGTAACTTCTACAGGAATCTTAGACTTCTCACGAACATAACGAGACTTCTCGACATTAATAATAAAGTTATAACCAGTAACATCGGAACCAGTTTTCTCTTGCTGACGACCAATGATATAAATGTTATCAGCAGAGTAGTAGATACCTGTTCCGCCCGAAACGATGGCTTTCGGGAACATGCCGATCTCCATATAAGTATGGTTCACAACAACAGCAGGGATATCTTTAATTGTCAGGTGGGGTGTAATCATACGGAACAGAGACTTCATCTGCTTGGCACGTGTCATGTCAGCAACTGACTTACCATCGAGTGCATCATCAACTTCTTTCTTAGAAGCCAAGTTACCTACTGAGTCAACGACTACAATAACGTGATCACCACGCTCAATATTATTCAGCTGAGACATTAGATCGTGCTTCAACTGTTCAATATCAGTGATAGGAGTATGCATAATACGGCTTGTATCAATACCGAAACTATCGAAGTAGCCTTGTGGTGCACCAAACTCTGAATCATAGAACAACACAACAGCGTCTTCATACTTGTCGAGATATGCCTTAATCATCAACATAGCAAAGGCAGTTTTAAAGTGCTTACTTGGACCAGCGAATACTGTAAGTCCAGGAGTAAGACCACCATCAAGACGACCACTCAATGCCACATTCAATGCAGGAACTGATGTTTGAATAAGATCTTTCGTATTGAAGAACTTAGATTTAGATAAAATATTTGAATCCTTAATAGTAGAATTCTTTTGTAATTTGTCAAGTAAACTCATTATTCGTGCACTCCATAAACAATTTTTTTCAAGTCAGGTTTGAAATATGTATCAGGTTTCATAACCTTACCAGCTTCGTTTTTAATAACTTTGCCGTCTACACACTTACTCATATTTGATGCCCGAACTTCTCTCCAGACATCATCAAAAGGAATGCCAATAGTATTAGCCAATCCCATAATTACCCAAACCATATCAGCCAACCCATCGGCGACTTCAACAAGGTCTTGGTTAGCATATGCTTCTTTTGTTTCTTCCCATTCTTCGCGAATGAGTTCCATATACAGATACGCTTGTCCTGAATCTAGACCCTGATTAGAAGGCTGATCACAAGCGTCCATAAATCTTTTAACATCAATTTGATACATTACGAAAATAAATCCTCTAGTGTGGCAACTGGTTTTGTTTTCCAACCAATGCTCGTTGCAATTGTATTTAGTGGCTCAATAAATGCTTTCTCAAACATCAATTCATAGTCGATATATTTGTGGAGTTCAAACTCCGTCGGAACTTTTGATGCGAATGAGATGACATTTTCACCAAGAGTGTTTGGTTCTTTTAGATACACGAACTTAATCTTATCCCCTTCATTAATGACAGGATATTTCATTTCGAGTTTATGTTCTTTTAGTTTGCTGTTATACAACAATGCTCCACGAACCTGAATCGGTGTCCCCTTCTGATAGATATCTGCAGTAGAGGTATATTTTGTAAGATTATTACAACCACGTGGGAAGGCAATCTCTTCAACTTTTCGGCTCTTGAAATCTTGCCAATTATCTTCAACAAACTTTTGGAGGGCAGCTTCATCTTTTGTTAGGCAAAGTTTAACAGCTTCACGCAAACTCTCACGAACAGGAGCAGGTGTAGAGGATCTAACAATCTCTAGACCCATAACTTTTAGCTTCGGTTCATCATAACGAACACCCTCATTGTCCCAGACATTAAGAGCATATCGTTTCTTAGCAACCCAGATACCACGATCGGCAATAGCTTCACGCTTGAAGAAGATCTTCTCATCAAAGGCATTTGTATAATCAGCCAACTTTGACATAGCTTTAGCGATAGCTGGCTCAATCTTTTCTTCAGCAATTTTGTCAAGAACATCAACAATCTTTTCTTTACTAAGACCACTATAATACTTTTTGACCATTTTGTCAAGAGTTATATAGCAAGAATCCGTATCTGAATAGAATGAGTAAACTTCTCCTTCAGTTCCGCACACAGAGTTCAAATATTCGTCCAGAGCCTTCGCAGTCTCACGGATGATAAACTGACCCGACAATGTAATACCTTCAGCAATACGATCGTCATAGTATCTGAAATACTGGTTAGCGAGTGCGCCATACAAACTATTCAATTGAATCTTACGAGCCATCTGAAAGTTATTGTATTTGGCAATTTTACTTTTTAGGGATGGGTCTTTTGTTTTCTCAAACTCACGTTCAGCTTCTTTCATCAGCTTCTTGTATTTTTGACGATCGTCAAAGAAGGTCTGAGTAATCTCAGCAAACACACCCTGCTTATCGCGAGTAAACTTCGCACCATTCGCAGCCATAGCGTGATCAGTATCAACTTTAGTTTTCCGTTCAAGTAGAGAGTTTACTGTCGTGTCGATTGGTGCTTCATTTACCAAAGTTTCGGGCGACATATTATATTGCATAATGATTGAAGGATAAAGTGATGTAGCATCAAAACTCAGCACCCAATCATAGTCGCCGATCTTCGGTTGCTGAACATACGCCCCTTCAATAGTTCTTCCTTCATTCTCGCGCTTTTGTGGAATCATTATATTTTTTTTGAGAAGGTGATTATATAAGAGGCAGTCCCAAGTTCTAACCGAAGAATAGATGTCGCTCAAATTACACTTAGCATCGTATGCCATTGTAGCAATCAGTTCTATGAGTTTCATCTTATCTTCAAGTTCGTCAATCAACTGAGTATCAATAATATTATAGTCAATGAAACGATACCAGTCATTGTCATAAAACTCTTTAAAGGTGTCATAATTGTTTTCAAGTTTTTTATGACCAAGTTCAACTTCAGCAATGTAATCAAGTTTATATGATTCACGAACGACATAAGTAAACTTTTTGTAGAGGTCAAGATAGTCGAGTTGAGAAATACCCTTAATGTCATAAAGAGTGTGTTCCTTACCCATCATCTTTACAATCTTGCGGCGAGTCATACCGAATGGACTGAAAGCATTTTTAGATTCTTCGCCAAGAACTCTAGCGCACCTATTCATAAGATACGGAATATCAAAGAACTCAATGTTCCAGCCAGTAACAATATCTGGTGTGTTCTTCACCCACCAATCCCCGAACTTAGAAAGAAGTTCTCTTTCAGTATCACAAGGAACATATGTCACATCAAGTTTTTTAACCTGTTCAGTTTGTGGTTTCCACTCACCGATACCCCAAGTTAGAACTTGCTTGGTTTTATTATTCATAACTGTGATCAGAAGAACTTGTTCGATTGGCTCGTCAACATTAGGAAAACCTTGCTCAGCAGTTGTTTCAATATCAAGCGACCAAATTCCCATAACGTCCATGTCAAAAGGAACATCGTTTGGATATTTCTCAGAAAGATATTGATATGTTAAGTCAGTTTGACCATAGATCGGATAATTGCCAATCCCCTTATATGTTTCCATAAACTCACGTGCTTCTGCAGGATTAGGAAATTCGATTTCCTTCAGCTGCTCTCCATACAAACCTCTGATTTCAGAAGGTTCGTTAGAACGAACATAGAGTTTTGGTTTAAAAGAAGGATCGCGTTCAATAAACGCTTCACCATCACGATATCCTCTGGTCAATACTTTGTTGCCATATTGCCAGGAAAAGGTATAAAATTCAGACATATTCACATTATGCCCTATCATGCATTAAATGTCAAGAATTATCTTTGGTTTTCCAAAAATATTCATCAGTATCACCAAGTCTATAGTCGTAACCATTTTCGACTTGATACTCCATAGTTGAAACTTTGAAGTCTGGCATCTTCGGCTCTTGTGGCGTCAAAGAGTTATCATATACACGCATCCTGTTGTTAGGGTATGCTGCATATTGACCGTTCTCAAGTTTTAGAACATTGAACGATTTATGTTCTTCTGGGGTTTCGGCTGTGCTATAGTCGATAGTATCTACCTGAGCATGATAGTTGTCAAGAGTAAACATATATGTCGCCTTGATCAGTTTATGGCTACGAGTAAAGATCTCATAGTCCATACTACCAATAAACTGCTTGCAGATCGCCGTCACACCATAATCCATCGCGTTCCAGAACTGTAAATCTTCAAGAGGTAAATCTGGATCTGGTGTTGTAGGCTCAGAAACAAACGCCGAGATGGGCAACTTATCATAAAGCGCACCATACTCGGGCAGATATGTTTCAAAGTAAAATGCTCTTCCAGGAATTGATTTACATGTTACCCAATGCCCCTCTACAAACTCCCCATGACCTGATTGATGATCCATCAAATATTCTTTGCGGACATAAACCTTTTCATTGGGAAGATTGCAGATTAGAGTAGACATTAAACTTTCAACTTGGGTTTTTCTGGGACAATCAAACCAGAACCATAATGAGTGTTATATTCATTTTTCAGATTATCAGTCGGTTGCATGATAGCAATGACATGAGTCGGCATAATGTTCAAGCTATTGTTTTCAGCATAAGGTGCATATGGAGCAAGACCAATACCAAACTTTTCTGGTTGACCTTCGATCGGCTGCATAATAATTACAGCTGGTTTATCCATTTTGATTACTTGGCGACCTTCGACCTCAAAGTCAGTTACAGTGCCAATAAGTTCTTCGCCTGAAGAAAGTTTTAAAATTTGAATCATAGTGCGTTCTTTTCATCTTGAATTTCAGCACGACGAGTTTTAGTCAGTTTGCCAAGTTCGCCTAGTGCTTTACGTGCACGTGCCGCAGCAGCTTTAGTGCCGTTACCAAAAGTTTCATTTTCTTTTAGATAAGTTTCGAATTGCTCTACAATAGATTCATGTGTTGTCATAATATATCCTATTAAGTTAAGTTGGGGGAGCAACTACTGCTCCCCCTTATTTATTATTCCTGTAAGAATGTTTTTTCGTCAACACCAATTTTAATTTGTTTTGGTTGACGTTCTTCAGGGACTACATGTTCGAGGAAAATCTTTAGCAGACCTCGGACGTGTGCCGCACCTGTCACTTGAACATCTTGATTTAGTGCGAAAGTTTTAGTGAAGTTCCGAGCACCGATGCCTTTATGGACAAAGTTGCGCTCATCTGATTCACCCTGCACACCTTGAACAACAAGTTTATTGCCTTCTGGAACCTGAGTAATTGATAATTCATCTTCAGCGAAACCAGCGGCGGCGAACTCAATGGTGTATTTACCATCTCCGTTGTCGACAATGTTGTAAGGTGGATAATTATTAGAAAGTTCAGCTACTGTGTTTAGGTTATCGAATACTCGATCAAAACCAATAGTGAATGGGGAAAGTGAGTTAGCAATCTCGTTGAGATCGCGTGCATTAAATTTACGAACTACCATGTTCATTCTCCTTATAAAGCGAGTTTATATTAAAGCGACCCATTAGGCATCGCTACTCTATATATAAGCGTTTTATAGGAAAATGTCAAGAAAAAAGATTATTTTTTTCCAATATTATACTTCGTGATCAGTTCCCAGTCACCCTTTTCTTTATACGGGAGAACTTTTATCTGACTCAGAGGTGCTTGGCTCTCATGCTTTTCAGGAGATATAATTACTAGCAAACCCCAATCAGAAAGCAACTTAGCAATAGTGTTGCGACGTTCTAGATCGTTCTCGCCAAAGTCTGCGCCTTTACCGTCAAGAGCAAACAACTCCTTAAAGTGTGTGATGAAATACCTTCCCTGCTTATGTAAAATGTGGCAGGACTGATACAATACTTTGTCTTTTCTGGAGGCGACACCAATACGCGATAAGGTTTCTCGGATTTTGAGAAAGTCATCAGCATTCTTTAAGGTGATTTCTAGCGGCGCATATCCAGGATAATCAATATCGAAGAAATCTTCACTCATTATATTTCCTTGTTATTATTAGAGTGTGAGATTATTTATAAATAGAGATATCTACGAGCATTATTATGAAACAATATTATACTCCAATCAAAAATATTCTTTCTGATCAGTCAGCTGTTCAACTCAGGAATCATTTCTGGGAATATGAAAAGTTCCACCAAGATTACACGCCAGCCCCTTCTCTAAAAGACATGAAGCGATATTGGTTCAAAGATGAAAATATCGCTGCTCTATGTAATAGAAAAAATTATTCTTCTAGAGAAAACATATCCGAAAATATCAAAACATTTTTAAACGAGTCTAAGAAGTTTCAAGTTTTTATCGACGGTTCAATGCGTGGAGACTTAATTTCTTTTTTTATCGAAACAACTGATCTAAATGTCAGTAAAGAAAGTTTGATGGAAAACATTAAGAGTTTTGAAATAGGGGTTACTAACCATGACAATTACACTGTTGAAACAAGCAACGATAATCAAAGTTGGGCAAGGTTTCATGTCCCAGAAACAAATCCTAAAATGTTTTCAGGCACTGATCATATAATGAAAATTGCTAACGATTATGGATCAAACTATTGGTGCTTCTTACACACAGCTGGTTCAGGAATAACTATAGACAAACATACAGACCCATATAGAAAAGCCACGATAACCTTTCCTCTAGAACCAGAGTTAGATATATATAGAAACTTATCTTATTATGAATCTAAAGAAGATGA